ACACCCTTTGGAAAAGGCGGATATTATTATAATTGTTGTCATGACCCCGATTTTATGCAAATTCATGTCTCATCAGAGGACTGCTCAAGAATATCCAGAGATTTCTTAAGAAAAGAGAAGGCAAGACTATCAAAAAAAGAATATGCCCAAGAATATCTAGGGGAATTTATTGCAGAGTTCAATCAGTTCTTCTCCACAGCATTGATTAAAGAGCGTATGAACTTCATTGATTGGAATTACAAGCAAATGTATGACAAAACAAAGAAGTATGCGCTAGGGGTTGATTTAGCCCGCTACGGCGAAGATGAGAACGCCTTCATAATCGTTGAATTACAGCCAAACACAAGAAATCATCTAAAAGCAATTTATGCAGCCACATCAGAAAGAAAAAGCCTCACTGATACCGTTGGAAGGATAATTCATCTAAACAAATTGTTTAATTTCAATAAAATTATTACAGATGATGGCGGACTAGGAGCAGGCGTCACAGACATGCTAATTGAACAACTAGGCAAAAATAAAATCCTAGGAATCAACAACTCAAAGAGAACAACTGAGACAGACAAGCAAAAAGGCATAATGAAGGAAGATTTATACAGCAATGCCCTGACAATGATGGAAGGTAAAATTATTGATATTGTGGCGGATTTGAAACTGCAAAGAAGCCTCAAAGACATGACATTCGAGTACACAAGCCATGCAAATTTAAGGATTTATGGTAAATATTCACATTTATCAGAAGCTTTTGTTAGGGCTTGTTGGTTCACAAAATGCAAACATTTAAAACTATTCATAGCTTAACACATTAAATAAACTCAAAAGGAGCTGATAAACATGGTAGAAGCAGGCACATTATGTATAAATGCAGACGTAGAAAAATTCAGCGGAGCAAATGGCTCTGCCACATCAGGCGATGAAGCCTACACAAATGTATATATCAAAGAAGCAGAAGGAATTGTCAGCGGACTTTCAAGATATGATTATGTAACAAATTATGCCCTTCTCACAGCAATAGCCAAAGAATTTTTAAGGAAAGCAACAGCCACGCTTGCGGCCATTGATGTTATAAAATTTGATATATCCGGATACACAACAAGAATCGAAGCAGAAGATATGCTTAATATTTTATATTCAGAATGGAGAAGTTTTGCAAAAACCTTATCTGACCAAAAATTTGTGACATGGGCACAAACTTAAAATGGCACTAAATCTAAGTGAGAATGGAGACGAAGAAGGCAACCTTTTCAACCAAAGGGATGTCAGAGAATCCGCAGGGGTAGAAGCCAATCTCAATGCTCAATTAGATGTAAACACTCATAAAATTGTCAATGTAGTAGACCCAACAGACGCACAAGACGCCTCAACCAAAAATTATGTTGATACTGAAAACGCTGCACAAGACCTATTAAAATTCAAAAGTATAACAGCAGACGACGCAAATGTGGCAACAGCTGACGCTGATGATGATACATTGATCATAGCTGGAGGCTCTGGGATATCATCCTCATGCAATCCAGCCTCCGACCAAATAACCATCACAGGAGACGACGCAACAACAGGAAGCAAAGGCGTTGCGAGTTTCAATACTAATGATTTCAATGTCACAGCTGGAGCAGTTGAATCAAAAGACACCGTCGTAAAAAGTGTAACTTCTGATGTTAACCCTGCCGTTCCTTCTGCTCACGTTCTCCAAATTGCGGGCGGAGAAGGAATCAACACAAGCGGAGCAACAAACGTGCTCACAATAGAAGGCGAAGATTCAGACGTTGGAAACAAAGGAATCATAATTGTTGCTGCAGGGGAAGGAATGGATGTTTCATATACAAATGGGACTGCAACAATCAGCGGCGAAGATTCAGACGCAGGGAACAAAGGAATTATAATTGTTACCCCTGGCGAAGGCATAGACATTTCGTATGTTTCTGGAAATGCCACAATCTCAGCAGAAGACGCAACAGCAGGCAATAAAGGCATTGCCAGTTTTGATTCCCTAAATTTCACAATAACAGCTGGAGCAGTGGCTCTAGCCGCACAAGGAGAAAACCTGGATATGAACACTCATAAAATCACAAATTTAACAAATGGCTCAGGAGCGCAAGACGCAGCTGCTTTTGGACAGATTGGTATAGCTTCTGGAACTCATTATTTTTCAATACCTGGGCAAAGTTTTATCCCAGATTCAGCCACTGGTTCAACCGTAACTTATGGAGACGATGGCGAAGGATGGGCGGCTTGTGATGAAGTATCAGGAGACACCCTAATTGCGCCAGTTATCCTACCTCATGGGGCAATAGTGACAGGAGCAATAGTTTATGGGGGAGCAGAGAACAATTGGACATTATATAGATACAAACCAACTGCCGTAAGAGGAGCCACAACAATGGCAACAGCGGCTCTCGACACGGAAGACGTCACAATCTCAGACGCAACAATAGACAATGAAACATATAATTATCTTTTAGTAGCAACCATTGGAACCGAAGATTCAATTTTTGGAGCAAGAATAAAATATACACTTTAAGGAGACAAAATGCCAAACACTAAAATAGATTCTGCAGATTTCACAGACTTTAGCTCAAAAAATTATGCCAACTCTGCAGCTGCGCAAGCCCTGACCTTATTCCCTAGCTCTTACAGCCCAAACTCTGCAGGGGAAACAACAGAATCTTCATATCAGAATACTCATTGGTCTAAGCAATTAGGCACATATCTAGAAGTATCAGAATTAGGAGGGATGATTGACAGAAAAGCCCAATTTGTTGTCGGAAAAGGATATAAAACAGGAATACTTTCTAAACATATATTAAAAAAAATAAGGGGGAATGGACTTGATAGCTTCAACTCAATAATGTATAACTGCGTTAAGACCTACACAGCAGGGGGAGATTTTTTTGCTGAGATTGTCAAAACCAAAAGGGGCAAACTCTTGAATCTAAAACCATTGAATCCAAGCACCGTAAAAATTCATGCTGACAATAAAGGAATGGTAACTAAATATGAAGTTTTCCCAATCCAAACATCACAAACAACAGAAAAAAATTCTGTAATTATCAAAAAAGAAAATATGTTCCATGTAGCTTATAACAGAATCGCTGACCAAATCCACGGACAAAGCACAATCGATAAACTAGAACCAATCACTGCAATGCGTAGAGAAGCTATGCAAGACCTCAGAGTGGTTTTCCATAGATATGTCAAACCATTATTAATCTCCTCAGTAGACACAGACGACGAAGCAGAGATTGCAACCTATAAATCTAAATTAGATTCTGCAATGGCTAAAGGAGAAAACATGGTCGTGCCTAAAGGAATCTTGGAAGGCATAGAGAAAATGTCAATACCTCAGTTTAGCACTTTAGATCCATTACCATGGATTAAATTGCTTCAAAATGAATTTCTGAAAGCGGAAGGAATACCTGGCCTGGTAACAGGCGTAGGTTCTGACAGCACAGAAGCAGAAAGCAAAATTTTATATTTAGCATGGCAGCAGGTTGTTGAATTTAATCAAATGTTCCTAGAAGAACAAATCGAACTACAATTAAACATAAAAGTAGAATTTGAATTCCCAGCAAGCATTGCTCCAGAACTATTACTCGACCAAAGCAAAGATTCTCCAATGAACAGGGCTGGAGTAAATCCAGCCAAAAACGATAAATAAGATGGTAGGCACAATTATAAACTACATTGGGGCAGGCTTGATGGGAGCAATCACAGGCATAGGAATATATTATATTATTAAATATGTTAGACACAATCTTTAACACTCTCCTAAATTATGGAGTTTTAGGAATTTGGACGTTCACCCTAATTTTAGAAAGAGCAAAAACCCATAAAGAACTAAAAGAAGTTATCAACAACAACACCCACATGCTGGGAGAAATCAAAGAAACAATACACTCATTTAAATATAAATAAGACGCACAGCGTCGGAGACAATGAAAATGACAGACCAACCAACAGATGAACAAACCAAAACAGTGGCAAAAGCAATCACTCCAAAAACAGACCCAAACCCTGCTAAACCCATAGTGCCTAACTCTCCAAGCGCAGAAGAAACCGAAGAACTAGAAGCCCTGAAAACATCAGCAGATGATCTAAAAAAACAGAATCTGCTGATTGAAACCAAAATCGCAACAGAAGAATTAAAAAAACAAAATATTATCCTCGCTGATAACATAAAAAAAGCTAATGACTTACAACTTGGCGGAACTGCCCCAGCTGGACAACAAGAACCTACAGAAGCGGAAAAACTAATTGAAGGTTCAAGAGCCCTTCTTAAAGGCACAGGATATGACGACCAGCTTTTCCCAAAACCTGCTGCATAAATCCAATATAGGATTTTTCTGAACAGCCTGAGCCGTTCATAAACTCACTTTTCCTCAGTCTAAAATCCTCATGGGTGCATGTTCTAAAATAAGAGAAATTGGGGATTATTGCTTAAATGTTTTAATCAATAATAGAAACATTTAAATACTTTCTCTACATTCTAAGCTATAATAACAAATATATGGAGTGATAATCATGGCTAATGAAGCAATCATTGTTGAACTTTTAGGTAACAAAGGAGACCCAATAAGATACACCGTCGCAGATGGAACTGCAATTCCTAAAGGCACAGTTATGGAATTAACTGACCCAAGAACAATGGTCGCTGCTTCTGGCGCAGGGGTGGTTATTGCAGGAATTGCAACCTCTGAAAAAGTGGCAAACGATGGTCAGACCTCATTAGCGGTTTATACAAATTGCATAGTCATTCTTTCTACAAAAGCTGGCGGAACTGCAACACTAGGTTCTTATGTGAGAGCTGCTGCAGCCACTGATAACACAATACATTCAGCGACATCTCTAGACTATGAGACTGGAAAAGCAATTGGAAAGTCTCTTGAATCAAGCGGGGCGTCGACTGCAACAATGGTGAGGGTATTACTATAAAATGGCAGACACAACAGGAGAAGCAGACTTAAGGGCAGAAAATGTATCGCCAATAGTGACAGGTTTTGCATTACAATTATACAAATTGAAACAGCTTTGCATGGTTCAATCCAGCTCGGCTTGGACTGAGACATATTTCAAAGAGACAGCAGCCGACCTCGTGGGTAAAGACACAACTGCATCAGGAACCGTTAAAGGTGTTCCAAGACTGGCAAGTTTCCCATATGGCGAAGTAAGCTGGACTGAAACAAGCGGAAGAAATCTAAAACACGGAATGGAAGGCGTGATTGCATATGAAGATAAAAAGACAAATAACATCAATGTCATTGCTAGAACTCTTTTAAGGATAGCCAGGGCTGTTGTTAAATCTGTTGATGGAACCATTGCAGCCGCAATTCTTGCGAGCGCAGGAAACTCAACCGCAGCGAATGCAACATGGAACAACGCAATAATTGCAGACAGAGACCCAATCCAAGACATGCTAGACGCAAAATCAGAAATTGCTATTGACAATTACGACCCTGACAACAATGCGTTTATCATAATGCACCCAACCAATTTTGCTGAACTTTTGGGGAATCCAAATGTTAGAAACTCAGGTCAGTTCTATACTGATGATGTGACAAAAAATGGAAAAGTTGGAAAGATTGTTGGATTAGGAATAATTTCTACTAACTCAGTGACAGAAGGCGGAGCACAGGTTGTTATTGCTAAAGAAGCATGCACATGGAAACAGGTTGTAGGTTTGACCGTTCCAGTCATAGACGACCCAGGAATCAAGACAACAATAAGAGCCTTTGAAGTTGGAATGATTCAAATAAACAACCCCGACGCTATCTGCAAAATTACAGGAATCTAAAATGTCAGAAGAAAACAGAAAAAGAGTATATCTTAAACTTAAAGCAGAAGGCAGACTTGACCATGATGATGGAGCTTTGGAAAAAGAATTTGGAAAAGCTGAACCTGAACCTAAAAAGTTAGATCAGGTTGAACCAAAGAAAGAACCAAAGAAATCAGAATCAAAAAAAGGTAAATAAATGGCTCCAGGAGATTTGACAGGAACATGCATTGGGGTTGCGGGAGTTAATTGCGCAGCACTAAAAGCATTGATTGACAGCGTCAATCTCCCATCAGTAACAGACCATTTATTTTTATTGCCTACAGCAAACGGGCAACAGATAGCAGTCATGAAAGTAGTGAGAGAAGTATAAATGGCAGTCGAAGTTATCCCAGTTTTAGCAGTGAAAGAGATAATAGGAGAAGTTATCCTAAGAAACGCAGGTTCAGGCATAGCTTTCAGCATAGAACCACTGGCTAACACAGGAGCAATTGCAGCTTTCGATTTACTAAACACCGCTAACCCTGGAATGGGGGCTAGAATTTATTCTAATTCAGCAACAGGAGGGCAACCTCTTTTATTGATTCATGCAGACGACCAAGCCTATAATTCAACTATGCTAAGTCTCAACAATGATGGCTTAGGAATGGCTTGCCGTGTTGATAATTCTACTCTTGGAACCAATCCAGCAATGGAAATAGCCCATAGTGCAACCAACGCCGCAGATACTGCAGCGTGTAGTATAATTTCCAATAATGCTGGCGCTGGAGCACCAATAGGAATTGACCTATCAACCTTTGCTGGAGGAGAAGCTTTATTTAAAATACCTGCTGACTTAACACCTATTGCAACATCAACAACAAACAGCACAGGAAGAATAGCTGTTGATATTGGCGGGGTAATTAGTTACGTTCCTTATTTCACTTAAAATGACACAAGACATGGCCTTCAAATTAGGCGCACTAAGCAAAGATGTTGAATACACAAAGGCTTTATCCAATCAGGAATTTAAGAGCCTTAAACAACAAATACAATTATTAGAACAACGCCTCAAAATTCTAGAACCAAAAAAGGAATAAAAGGATCCTTTTTTTAAGCCCTATTTCTGCCCTGATTTAGAACTAAATCAATTTCTGAATGTATTCAAAAATTACTACTACTCTATACCAGCCAAAAACTCTTGTGTGCAGTGTTCGCACCATCTATTTTTAGAAACACAGTTTTTTTATTAGCAATTTAACTATTAATTAGAATGAAAAGACCCACGAGTATATAAGCTTCTCTATTAACTAGAAAATAGTAACGCTATTTGAAACTAACAAATTAGCCAACTAGTATAATAAGTAATAGGAGTAAAAAACATATACCTAAGCCAACAAACCCAACAATTATATAGGAAACTTTAATATAGTTAATCGTCCTTTTTCTTTTTACCCAAAAACAAAAGACTGGCCCCAGGGAAATGGGGAATGTCTTAATAATCCTGGGACATGAGAAAATAAATAAAGCAGAGGTGCTAAATATGGAATTAAAAACAATACACAATGATATCAAACACAGACTAAAATACTTAGAGAAACATAATCTAAGTTTGATTGAAGCAAGAACCCAGAGAATGAATAAGCTTGAAAAACAATCAACTAGAATAGATTTCTTAGAGGGAGACAGAAAGGCAGTTTTTGTTGCACTAGAGGAAGCAAAAATTGAAAATAGGAACCTTCACACCATTAATCAAGCAATTATCTATAATTCCAAATTTGAGAACAAACAACTAAGAACTGCCTTACTCAAACATGAAGCCAATGCCTCAAAACCACCTGATACCCTGCCTAATTTGACAGGATTCATAGTCGGCTATTCTAGAGACCAAAAAGGACAACATTGTGTTACAATACAGCTATCTCATGGGCGCCAAAACTCAGCAATCCCATTGAATGGGGATGTTAAAATCATTTTGGGAACTGAGGATCCAAAATGAGAACTCAATACCCCTTAACAAACAAACAGATTGACAACCGGCTGGCAGATATGAGTAGCATAGGGTCTATCGAAAGATTTTATTATGAATGTAATGAGATTAAGAGTTATGTGTATATTTTAGAAGCCCAACATATCTATTCCAGACCCCAAATCAGAGCACAATTAGTTGCCAATTATCTTTTCAATTTAGGTGACACCAAATGAAATATATTATAAAACATAAAATCACAAACAAAACAATCTTTGAAGGCTCCGACCTAAGCAATGCCAACCTAACCAATGCCGACCTACGCAATGCCACCCTAGTCAATACCGACCTAAGCAATGCCAACCTAACCAATGCCGACCTACGCAATGCCACCCTAGTCAATACCGACCTAAGCAATGCCGACCTACACCATGCCGACCTAACCAATGCCGACCTAAGCAATGCCGACCTACACCATGCCGACCTACGCCATGCCGCCCTAACCAATGCCGACCTACACCATACCGACCTACACCATACCGACCTACGCCATGCCGACCTACTATTTTGTAAGATGGACAAAAAAGTATTCAAACAAATAACTCAGGAATGGTTTGAGTGGAAAATATCAAAATGAAATCCTCAGAAGCCAGAATCTTGATTTACATAGAAAATGCAGCAGGGCAATTCTGCTACGCTGCTTTAATCTCATCTAAGCTTGACATTGACTATGCCTATGTTATCCAGATTCTAAAGAAAATGGAGTATAAAAAGTGGCTTAAAGCTTCAAGAGATTTTAGACGAGTTTATTATTCGACGACAGCAACCACACCAACCACAGAAGCTATTGAAAGGCTAACAGCCAACCAAACACAACTGAGGCAAAAAGACAATGATTGAACCAAAGCACACAACAGGAATCCGCTGCCTATTTTGTGGAAAAGACCTCAGCTACAAAACAGGAAAGCCAATCCCTATGAGCAAGAACAAAAAAGGACAGATAAAACTCAAAGATACAATCGCATGGATTCCATGCCCTTGTAGATCTAAAAAAATAAAGGAGAGTGAATAAACAATGGAAATAGAAATAAAAGCAGAAAGAAGAATTGAGGATGGCATGCACTATGGCAGAATATCAACAATCAATTACCGAACTGAGCCATATGCCTACACCGATTTAGTAATTGAACTAGAGGACAAAAGCACAATTACTGCGGGTTACCCCACAATATTGACAGAGAACTCAAAGCTAGGACAATTATTCAAAAGGTTTGGATATACCCTCAACATTGGGCACAAACTCGACCCAGACCAATGCTTCGTAATGCAAGCATGTCAGTTTCAGACAATAACAGAAATTAAAGGAGAAAAAAGATTTCCTAAAGTGATTACAGAATCAGTGAAACCACAACAACAGATTCCTCCAGCTGCTGAACCTATTGCACCAAACCCATTCCAAGCACCAGCAGAACCTCAAAAGCAGGTCTTATAAAATGAATGTTATAAACAAACAAGATATGGCAGAGATTGAATGGTATTATTTTACTTTGCCAATGTGGTCAGTCACTCACCGGGTAGGGATAATTGGGGGGTCTACACCAACATGGTCTTATATCATGGCTCAACTCGTCGCTGAATTCATATTCATGCACGGCAAAGGCAGACATATCCATAAACCACTAAAACAAAATGGCTTCAAACAAAGCCTTCAATAAAGACGACGACGAAACCAGGCGGGATAAATACAACACAGCAAGAGCCCATGGATATAATCCAAAAATATCAAGAAGGTTAAGGGACTTCCGTCCCAAATGCTTTTAGGGCTACGTTAAGAACAACACCATAATACAATAATACCAAAATGCCACAGGGAAACATTGACAGACTAAAACGAGTAATATGGAGGCTAAACGAGAAATACCCTCAGGGAGCCACAGTGTCTTATAAGGATGTTAGACGAGCAATCATGTTTGAGATTGGAACGTCCATAGAATGCACACGCAGAAACATCAAATGCCTAAAGGAATTAGGCTGGCTAAAGCGTATTAATCGGTTTCAATTCATAGTGACAGATGAAGAAGCTGAGATTTAAACGGAGGTGCTCTGTTTGCTATTGAGCCAAAGGTTCGACACTCATTCGGGATTCACTCAAGGGCGAACCCTTTCGTTAATCACACTCGTTAAACCTTATGGCTACGCTCAATCGGGCTCCCGCCCTCACTCGCCCGCTCGCCTCCTCGGCTCACTCTAACGGAAGCTTCCGAAAAGAGGAACTGCCCCCCAAGACCCCCTGTTCATCCATAATTGAATTGGGGGGCTACGGAGCTAAGGGAACCCCGCCCTTACGCTCCTAACGAACGCCTAACCCCCCCGCCCCCTTCCCTAAAGGGAAGGGGGAGACGTGTATATAGACGACAAACAACAACAATATACACCAGCTCGCTCCGCTCGCTGGCGCAACCAACAACCCCCACAACCCCAAACCATAAGCGAGGTTCAAAACAAATACCCCCAGACATATGGGGTGCCCCCCATCCATTTTTTCCCTCAAAAAAGCTACAAAAAACCCCAAATATCTGCCAAATTGGTAGAAAAAGATACCCAAATGAAACACAACCAAGAACGCCAGAAGTTTATGTTCCTAGAAGGCCTGGAAGAGGGCATAAGATTAGGAAGAATGCTAGGTATACAGGAAATTTTAGAATCACTAAACAAAGAGATTGAAAAATCAATAGTGCCTGACAAGAATTAACACCTCAAATGCAGCCCCACTGCATCAACTATGAACTGATGAAAGTCAATGCGGAAATAACCTCGTCCAAAATATTTTCACATCAGTATAAATCTTATCAGGCGTTGACAATTTTCAACCTCAAAAAAACAAAGGAGCTGATTTAACAATGGAATACATGGAATGGAAAAACACGGTAGATGGCATGAAGGAACAAATAAGGATTTTAGAAACAACCCTAGAAACCACAATAGTTTGCTTGAAAGCCGCAGAAGGCGCATTGGCTAAATGCCCAAAGCCAAAGCACCTGAATGAGAAACCCGTACACACAACATGACAATAGTTACAACAGCAAAGCCATGGCGGAAGGTTCAGGTTACAAGTTTGGAACTGGAGAAAACAGATCCAAACTTCAAACCTGACCCTTGGCAAAAGAAAGTCCTAGAACACCTAGGGAATATTTCTCTAAGAACTGGCAGGCAGGTTGGAAAAAGTGAGACCGTCGGCAAGAAATGCGCCAAGCTATCAATAGCTTATGATAATATTACAATCCTAATGATTGCAGCAGCACAAAGGCAATCTTCTGAAATCTTTCAAAAGACCTTAAAAACACTTTACAGGCTAAATGAAGAAATGCTAAAGCTAGCGGGGGGCTATAAACAGAATAAAAGCCTATCATTCAGACAGAATGAAGAATTAAGAAGGAAATTTGAGTATGACAACGGATTATTTGAATCAATGCCAACAAAAACAGAGTTTAGGCTCAAAAATGGCACCAGGGTTCTCTCATTACCTACAGGAAAGAGCGGGGCTTTTGTCAGATGTTACACCGTAGATATTTTGATAGGGGATGAAGCTGCATATATTCCGGAGCCAGTATGGACAGCAATAAGGCCCATGCTCGCAACAAGCCAAAAAATGCGGGGCCTGGGTTGGACAATATTGCTTTCGACACCCTTTGGAAAAGGCGGATATTATTATAATTGTTGTCATGACCCCGATTTTATGCAAATTCATGTCTCATCAGAGGACTGCTCAAGAATATCCAGAGATTTCTTAAGAAAAGAGAAGGCAAGAC